TGATAGACAAGCAAGTAATGTAATTACTTCAGAAAATTCAGGTGATTTTTATGCTAACAAACTTGGTTTAGCTGATTCCCCTAGTCCTGACCCTGCAGAGACTCCCTCACCAGAGGTTGAGCAACCTGAGCTGACAGAGACAAAAGAGGAACAGAGTTTACCAGAGGCAAAAGAAGAAACCAAACCAGCAGAGGAAGGTGCTAGAAAGCCCAAACTTGAAAAGAGGTTTGATAAAGTCATAAAAGAAAGGGAACTTGCCAGAGCTGAGGCTCAAAAGGAAAGGGAACAAAGAGAGACTTTAGAAAACAGGATTAGGGAACTTGAACAGGCATCTAAGCCCAAAGTGGCAGAAAATCCTGATAGAGAACCCCAGCCTAGTGACTTTACTGATGCATTTGAGTATGCAAAGGCATTAGCAAAGTTTTCAACTGAAAAGGCATTAAAAGATAGAGATGTAGCTGAAAAGCAAAAGCAAACTCAAGCTGAAAGAGAAAAGATGATGACATCTTGGAACTCTAAGCTAGAGCAAGCCAAGCAAGAGTTACCAGACTATGAGGATATGATTGCATCATCAGATGTGGTTGTATCAGATCAGGTTAGGGATGCAATTTTGGAGAGTGAGGCCGGACCTAAAATCCTCTATCACCTTGCAGAAAACCCAGAGGTAGCAGAAAAAATCAGTAGCATGTCTTTGATTAGTGCCTTGAGAGAGATTGGGAAGTTGGAGGCTAGATTTGACAAGCCTGCTGAAGCACAAAAGCCTGCTGTGAGAAAGAGCAATGCACCAGCACCAATTAATCCTATTAGAGGGGGTTCTAATGTTGAAGTGCCAATAGATTCAAATGGGAATTTTAATGGTACACCTCAGCAATGGAAAGAACTCAGGAAAGCAGGAAAGATTAGGTAAACAATTTTTAATTTTTAAAAGGGGTATTTCAAATGGCAAATAATTTGCTAACTATATCCAAAATCACCAATGAAGCGTTGATGGTTTTGGAGAACGAACTCACATTTTCAAGTGAAGTTGATCGCAACTATGACGACCAGTTTGCCGTAGTTGGTGGCAAGATCGGGAATACTGTGAATGTCCGCAGACCGGGTAGGTTCATCGGGACAACCGGGCCGGCTTTGAACGTAGAAGACTTCAACGAAACTTCAGTCCCAGTAACTCTCTCAACGCAGTTCCATGTGGATACACAGTTCACCACAGCTGACCTTGCACTATCTCTTGATATGTTTAGTGACCGCGTTTTAAAACCTGCGGTCGCTGCCGTGGCAAATAAGATAGACAGAGATGGTCTGACAATGGCGGCTCTCCAAACAGCCAACATAGTTGGAACTGCTGGTACACCTCCAACAGGACTCATCACTTACCTAACTGCTGGTGCTTACTTGGATGCTGAAGGCGCACCTAGAGATGGCCGTAGAGCATGTATTGTTGAGCCTTTCACATCAGCAACTATTGTTGATAGCTTGAAGGGTTTGTTCATGCCGCAAGAGGCGATTGCGGAACAATACAGAAAAGGTTTGATGGGTCGTGACTCAGCTGGTACAAACTGGAAATTGGATCAAAACGTCGTAAGCCAAACCTTTGGTAGCTACAGTGGTAACACATTGTCTGCTGACACTACAGCTCAAGTTGGTTACCTATCAACTGGTTGGTCACAATACTCCACAATTCAGATCAAGGCATCCACTTCAAGCACATTAAATGCTGGTGATGTGATCCAAATTGCTGGTGTCTATGCAACTAACCCACAAAACAGACAGGCTTATGGTTCTGGTAAGTTGCGTAACTTTGTAGTTCAGTCCACAACAACAGTTGGAACTTCAGCTACAAACATCACAGTTGCTCCAGCAGTTATCATTGGTGGTCAGTTCCAAAACTCAATCATCATTGGTTCTACTTCTACTACAGCAGTGGTTACACCTTTCAACAACACTGGAACACTATCTCCACAAAACATGCTTTTCCATAGAAATGCATTTACCTTGGCGGTAGCGGATCTAGAGTTGCCAGAGGGAGTCCACTTTGCAGGCAGAGCATCTGATAAGGAAGTTGGACTTTCCATGCGGGTTGTTCGCCAATACACAATTAATAACGATAGTATTCCTACTCGTTTAGATGTGTTGTATGGTTGGGCACCGCTCTACCAAGAACTTGCTTGCAGAATCGCGGCTTAACCCATTAATTTAAAGGAAACTAAAAAATGAGTAATCCCGGACCAGCAACCACAATCACAGCACATCCACAAAATGTAACCACTAATCAGGCTCTGCGCTTGATTGGTGTTGCTAAGGGTGTTAACCTAAATGCTGTGGCTTTCACACCAGTACCAGTTGTTAACTCAACTGCTTATTTGCCAAAAGAAATGATTGTTACCAATGTAAACAATGCAGGCTCTGTAGTTTCATTGTCAACATCAACAGCCTTGGGCATTACAACCACAAATGCTGGATCACCCTCTAGCTTGTTTGGTGCTTTGACAACTGCACAAATCTCTGCATTGTCAACAGCAGTTTTAGGCACAGCTTATGTTGATTCAAGCTCAACTAGCTTGGCTTATAACAACCAAACTTTATATGTTGATGTGACCACTGCCTCTGGAGCAACTGGTACAGGAGATGTATATGTTTATGGTTATGACTTTAGCTAAAAAAGCTAAATAAATTGAAAGGGCTACTCCCAAAAGGGGTAGCTTTTTCTTTTTTAAACAGTACAATTTAATAATCTTAAAGGAAAAATCATGCCCTCAACCACAATATTGCGTGGAAATGTAAATGCATATTTCTTAGCAAATCCCTCACTCACACCATCAGCAGTAACTGGTACTTCAGCATCACAAAGTTTCACAGTTCCTGGTCTTTTGACAACTGATATTACCAATGTTTCATTCAATGGTGGTGCTCAAACAGCAGGAATTGCAATTGCAAATGACTATGTTTCTGCTGCAAACACTTTGACAATTCAATTTGTGAACACATCTGGGTCTTCAGCAACTCCAGCATCAGGTTCATATCTAATTGAAGTGCTCAGAAGTGATGGTCCAATACCTGTTAATGCAGTCTAATCATGGCAAATACCAGTGTATACAGACCCATAGGGCAAACCTATGCTGTGGCAGTAACAACAACTGCAAGTAGTTCTTTAAGCATTGTCCCAGTTGGCAATGACCAAATTAACTACTGTGCATTTTTGAATACTGGCTCTACACCTATTGCTATTTCAATTGCTCCTTTAAATCCTACTAGCATCACTCCAACTCCAGCAGTATTGCCTACAGCAGGAAACACTAGCACATCATTTGTGCTTGGTATTTCTATGTCTCAGCCTACTGTTATTGCAGTGCCTGCTAATGGATTTAATTTGAGTGCAGTTGGAACAGCAAATACTTTATATGTAATGCCTGTGGCAGATCAATCATGACAAACCAAGTAGCTTTTACAAATACAACTAACACAGTTCCTGTTACTACTTTCTCTACTCAACCAGTTATAGCAAGTGGATTTGGTACTTCACCCACAATTAAAGGTGTAAGTCCAAATTGTTTTGCTGTAACTGTGGGGTCAGGGGGAGCCGCATCTGGAACACTAACACTCCCTCCAGCTCCAAATGGCTGGATGTGTATTGCTAATGATGTTACTAGTGGTTCAAGCCTATTTTTGCAACAGACTTTAAGCACTACAACATCAGTAACTGTAACTGGCTATGGAATTACCACTGGACTTGCATCAAATATGTCTGCTGGTGATGTCATTGTCATGACTTGCATTGCATATTAATTATGAGTGCTCCTGCCCTAACATCTGACCAAAATATCCTGCCAGTTCAGGCATATTTTAATTTGGATGGTAGTTTTAATACTTTCATAGGGCAGGGGCATCCTTTTGTTGTTTCTGCAACTGAATCAATTGGTATAAACAATGTAACAACCAATGCTACTTTTTATCCTGTTTTTAGCCCTGTTAGTAGTGGACAAGTTACCAGTTTAGATGTATTTACTGGTTTAACTTACAACCCAAGCACAGGCTTATTAACTACAACTGCATTGCAAGGTAATCTTAAAGGTATTGCTGATTTAGCCACAAATTTAGTGGGAAGTTATACAAATGCACTTGTATATCAATCAACCAACAACACAACTTCTTTTATTGCAAATGGTACAACAGGTCAATATCTAAGTGCTAACACTAGTGGAGCACCTACTTGGGTAACTCCCACATTTGCTGGATCAACTGTTACTGATGATACATCTACAAATGCCACAAGATACCCTTTATTTTCCTCAATAACATCAGGAAATTTATTAACAGAATATACAAGTTCCACAAAGTATCAATTCAATCCTAATACTGGGGCATTAACAGCTACATCTTTTGTGGGTTCTGGTGCTAGTTTAACCAGTATTCCTAATGGGGCACTTGTAAATTCAAGCATTACTGTTGGCACAACAGCTATTTCATTAGGTTCTAGTTCCACAACATTGGCTGGTTTATCAAGTGTAACTTCTACCAGTTTTGTAGGAGCATTAACTGGCAATGCTAGTTCTGCAACAACAGCTACAAGTGCAACTGTTGCATTAAATGTTCAAGTAACAGATAACACATCTAGTTCAAGCACTTTTTATCCAACATTGTCACCTGGAACAACTGGATCAACAAACTATGCTTTAAATACAAGTTCTACAAAATTAAGTTTTGTGCCAAGTACAGGCACTTTAACTGCAACTAATTTTTCAGGACTAGCATCTTCAGCAACCAATATTGCAGGGGGTTTTGCTAATCAAATCAATTATCAAACTGGGACAGGAACTACTTCATTTATAACAGCCCCATCAAGTTCAGGAACATATTTAGAGTGGAATGGTTCTGCATTTGTTTGGGCAACTCCTGGAGGTGGTGGTACAGTTACATCTGTTGCTCAATCTTTTACTGGTGGACTAATATCAGTTTCTGGTTCACCAATAACAACTTCAGGAACTTTGGCATTAACAGTTGCTGGAACTTCAGGAGGCATACCTTACTTTAGTTCTGGAACAACTTGGGCATCTAGTGGTGCATTAAGTCAATATTCTTTATTAGTTGGTGGTGGGGCAGGAAATGCTCCCACATCTTTATCTTCTACAGGAACTGCCAATCAGGTATTAATTTCTAATGGTGCAAGTGCAAATCCTAGTTTTACTTCTGCACTAACTGGTCTAACTATAGACAACACAGTAATAGGTGCTACAACTGCTAACACAGGTAAATTCACAACCTTAGAAGTCACAGGAACATCAACCCTTGGAGATGCTTCTACTACTTATATCCAGGTGGTAGGGGATGCTTCTTACCCTGCAATTAAAGCGGCAGGAGGAACAAATACACCTCTTGTGTTGCAACCATTGGGAACAGGAGCATTACAAGCACAACAGACTACATCTAGTGCTACAGGTGGTAATGCTAGGGGTGCTAATGCGGTTGATTGGCAAACAAGTAGATCTACTGCGGCACAAGTAGCTAGTGCTTTAGCATCAGTTATTTCAGGTGGAATTAACAATACTGTTACCACAAACTATTCTTCTATTGTTGGTGGTAGCACAAATAGTACTGGTGGTGGTAACTACGGTTTTATTGGCGGTGGCTTAAGTAATAATGCTGGATCAAACGTATCACAATTTGCTACTATTGTTGGTGGCAATGCAAACCAAGCGGTTGGGTTTTTTAATTTTATAGGCGGTGGCGCATCAAACTCAGGCACAGCATCAAGTACCGCAACAACAAACACAACAACAATTGCATTAACTGCACAAACAACTGTCTATTTATCAAGCACTAACGCTAATATCAAAGTAGGGCAATTAATTACTGGAACAGGCGTTGTTAACTATACCTACGCAACATCATCTGTAACAACAGGAACTCCTGCGGTAATGGCAACGTCCACTATCTCAGGTACAACTCTTACAGTAGGTTCTTTAACCTCTGGAACAATAATAGCAGGACAAGTATTAACAGGAA